GCATCAATCGTAAAATTAAGATTGTTTTTCAAAGGCTTTAGTGCTCTATTTAAAGGCATAGACATCGCAAAGATGTCTAATGATTTGGCTCCGCTAAAAAAAATATCAGAATTGATATCTAAACCGCTAGAAGACATTAGTTCAAGCCTAGACAGTTTTGCAAACGTAAAATGGATACGAGTCATATTTGGTTCGACTGCACTAAAGAGTTTTGTATCGATGTTTTCAAAAATACCAGTCGCTGCGGTTAATAACAGCGCAAAGGTATTGGCTTCTCTAGCCAATAAATTAGAAAAGCCACTAGAAAAATTAGGAAACGTATTGTCTGACTTTGGCGATAAGCTAAAATCATTTTTCGGAGGACTTCTTAAGGGAGCGCTAGCTATAGCAGCACTAGGAGCATCATTGATTCCGCTTGCATTTAGCTTAAAGATGTTTAAAGATGTTGAGTGGAGCAGTGTAGGACAGCTACTGACAACACTGCCGCTGATAGCAGTTACAGGCAAAATATTAGGAGGAATGTTTGGTCAAATACTTAAAGGAGCGCTAGCTATAACAGCATTAGGTGCATCCATTCTACCACTCGCCTATAGTTTAAAGATGATGGAGAGTGTAGGCATCGGAACAGTGGGTGTATTGGCTGCGGCGTTAACGACAGTTGGACTAGCAGCTGCTGCTGTTGGTACCTTTGCTCCCTTAATCGCGATTGGTGCAGGAGTGCTTGCTCTTTTAGGTGCATCGATTATACCTTTAGCATTTGGCTTAAAGATGCTAAGCGAAGCAAATCCTGAAACTCTTAGTGCTCTCATAACTCCGATGTTGGCATTGAGCGGAGTTGGTTTGGCAATGATGTTTGCAGCTCCAGGTCTGGCTGCTGCAGGTTTAGCTCTTATGCCGTTTGCATTGGGAATAAAGGCATTAAGCCTTGCGACAGAAGGCTTAAATCTCGAATTATTAAAGACTCTTCCCGAGGCATTAACTAGTCTATCCGGTTCTGCATGGACGCTTGCTGCTTCTGCCCCTGCTTTATTATTATCTGGGCTAGCACTTATACCATTTGCCGGTGGAATAAAATTATTAAGCATGGCAATCGGTGATAATGAAAATCTATCATCATTCTTTAAAACGTTTGGTGACTTTTTCAAAGAGATAAGCCCTCAAAAAATATATGATTCTGCAAAGGGCATCATCGCACTTAGCGGAGCGATTGCTGCATTCGGTGCAGCTCAAGCCGCAGAAGGTCTAGGTAATTTAGTAGGCAGATTGCTTAGGTTTGGTGCCGATAGTCCTCTCGAACAGTTTAAAAAGTTTGCAGAAATTTCTGCTCCGCTTGACATCGCTGCAAAAGCAATACGTATGCTAGCTGATGGCATACAAAAGTTAAATGAACTAGACGCAGAGATAAAAGTTTTGGCTGATTTTCCATTCGATGAATTAGAAAATTTGGCAGAATCAATCGAAGGCAAGGCTATCATTCAGATAGTAACAAATGGATCTGCTGAACAAGCCAAAGCAATCAACGAACAGATAACTGGAAAGGCACAGTCTACACTTTCAGGAACACAAACAGCAACTATTGAAGGAACTCCTGGAGTAGCAGTTGCTCCTGCAATTGCAAACATACCTAATCAAACCGGGTCAACGCTATCGAGTGTTGGACCTATGGGAGCAGCAAGTAATATTGTGATCAACAATAACAACAACAGCGGTGGAAACGTTAGCAACATAAGCTCAAGCAACGTGAATAATACATCAACACCACCAGCACCGATTATAACTGGAAGTGCTATGGCATTATTCTGATTCGTCTAAGATGCCGTAATAGACGACGTCTTCAAACTCTTCTATGGTCTTTACTCCTGAAATTTTATGGAGTATATTACCGCGTATGTCATAGCATATCGTGTAAGGTATAAATTCGATCCTGTGTTCAAAGATTAGATGTAGATTCTTCTCGTCATCCACGTCTATTATCTCTAAGTTTGCTGGGGTGCGAGAGCAATATTCTCGAAGAGTCTTTAGATGTCGAGCACAATCTTTGCAATTGAGATAGGTAAATACCTTTATCAAAAATATCATAACAGTATATATGAAATCTGGGAAGAATCATATAGACTCTTCCCAGATATGTTTACGACCTTATAATTAGTGCTTAGCTTTGTGCAAGCTTAGCAAAATAACTGAGTGAGTCATCATCGTCATCGTCATCATTCGATGAGATGCTTGGGCTGTCTGCAGATGAATAGCTTGGTGCTGCTTCAACTGTTTTTCCTACGATTGATGAAGCAGCTTCGTTTACTGCCTTTTCTTCAGTCATCGAACCGCCGAATGCGTCAGAGCCAAGAACTTCGATAAGCTTACGCTTAAGATCTGAATATGACTTATAGTTTGACGGATCGACAAAGTCTTTCAAAGAATACAAACTGTTGTAAGTCTTTTCAAGCTTGGCTTCGTCACCATTAAACAGCTCAGAGATTCCTTCAAATTCAGACTTATCATAGTTGCGATAGCCCTCAAAGTTGCGAATCTTTAACTTAAAGTTTGCTCCTGTCCAAAAGTCAAACGGATTGACTGGTGTTTCGTCTTGAAACTGAGGTTGCATAATGTCCATAATCTTGTCAAAGATTTTCTTGCCGTATTTGTATAAGAAAACTTTGCCCTCATTGTCAGGATTTGATGGATCGCTGACTACGAGAATATTACTAACATAGTGCAAACGACGCTTACGCTCACGAGCAAGTTCTTTGTCTTTCTCGTTGCCGCTGTTCCAGAGAATGCTGTTAATTTCAGCGACGGGGTCTGGTTGACCGATACTCGTTAGCGAGTTTTCAATATACCAGCGACCAGTCGGTCCTTTAAAACCATGATCCCAAAAACGAACCCATGGCAAATCTTCTCCATCCTTTGCAGGCAAGAAGCGTATGACTGCATAGCCATTTCCAGCTTTATCAACTGCTGGAGACCAGATGCGATCATCACCATAAGTTTTTTGTGTTCCAATCTTTTCTGCGGCTTCAACAAGTTTGTTGATAGAAGCAGCCCTATTTTGTTTTAGTTTGTCGAATGACATATATTTATTGTATTACAGTGTATGTTGTTGTGTGTTGTTTTATCTTCAACAAAACTATTATAACATAAACTTAAGAAGTTGTAAATGCATTTATTACTGCTTCCTTTGCTTTTTGTTTGTTTATTTTGTCGACTATAAATGGTTTATATCTGCTCACTTTATGAGACATATTTTTTAAAAGCCCCATGGGATCAGATGCATCTTTATTTATGCGTGCATTATATCCACATAAGATATCAAGTATGCACAGCGTTTCCAATGAAATTCTTTCAGAAGCGTAGAGTTTAAACACCAAAGGCAACCCCTGAGAAGTATCGAACAGTTCATCAAACGCAACATCTAATGATCTTATTTCTGTGATCTGAGTCTTGAATGTATAGTCTAATGATTGTATTCTGCTTTGCCATGCGAGATAAACTTCATCCGACATATCACCAATCCATGTTTTGTCGAGTAGAATATTCGAAGTGAAAAATTCTATTATAGTCTTTTTCTTTACGTATCGTCGAGCAAGCTTTTCAAAGAAATATCGATCACGACGAGCCGCGAATGCGCTTTCTTTTAAACGAGGTCCTTTAAAGTTAAACTTAAACGCATCGTAGGTACCTTCACTAAAATGCAGCTTGATGGCCATATAGATTGACCACGTCTCAAATGCTGATACTCGTTTGTCTTCAAGTGTCATCTAAAGAGCGATGCCGATGATTTTGGCAACAGATTGTTATTTTGAGCCTCTGCTTCAAGCTTTTCTTTTAAGCTGCCTACTACGAGCTTTGAAACTTCATCTGGTTCGATGCCAGCACTATCACAATAGTCGACGATGGCTTCTAGATAGCCCATATGCTTTTGCTTTACGCGTCGTTCAATCTCAAACGCAAACTCTTGCTTTGTTAAAATTTTAAGTGGAATGTTTTCTTGTGTCATGTTAGATTTTGTGTTCTATTACCTTTAAGATGATTGTCTGTTCGTTGATTCGTCCGTTTGCTGCCTTCTTTTTTGTCGTTAGTCCATCACAATATTTATCGAG